TTCTCACTACGTCCTCACTACGTCCTCACGCCATTGGTACCTCACGCCGTCTTCCCGCCGTATATATGTATATCTCTCCCTATGTAGGGGTAAGTAAAAGAATCTATAGATAAGTTGTATGTCTGGGTTATTATTCGTATATTGTCTATATAGGCATTAATAAAGGTTATACTATGGCAAATACTCCAAGAATAGAAGTCGATACTGCTTACTCAGTAATACATCCAATGTATAAGAAGGTTCTAGCTACGCTACACTCATGTATCAATATTGACCAGTTAAATTCTAGTGAAAAATACATTAGTAACTTCCTTACCTTTATAGAGACAGAAACTCACTTAGGTGTATACCCTACAGGCTATTGTAGAACTATACTTTCTTCTTACTATGGTGCTAAACTGAGAGATGAGTATAATAAGCATGCTAGGACTATAATCAACCAATCAACCTAGGGGTCATTCAACCTCTATTATTCAACCTCTATTCAAGTCATTCAAGTTTTTGCTCATTCAACCTCTATTCAAGCTTTTGCTCATTCAAGCTATATAGGGTATTAGGGGATTATCATATATACATACATACATACTTAACTCCTCTCCTCCTTACTTAGAATCATTCTAAATTAAAAAAAAATTAAAAAAAGTTTGTGAATTAGTTGCTATAACGGATATTAGTTCTTATATTTAGGTATATTAATTTAAAAACGGTTATATTATGAAATTATCTTCAAAAACTTCTCAATCAATTATTAATTTAAAAAATTACCGACCATTTTATTGGTTTAATTCTGAATCTAGACTTAATAAGTTTAATAAGGAAGAAAATAAAATGATAAAGGTTAATGGGGTTACTCATTATTCTATAAAGTAATTTAAAAAAAACTTAAAAAGAAGTTGGATCTTCGGATCCTTCTTCTTATATTTAGATATATTAATTAAAAAAGCAATAAAGGTTATGAATGTTAAAAAATTAAATGAGTATTTTGCAAGTGAGTTTAAAATGCTTGATCGTGGAATTGTCGCAACTCCTACTTCTAGAGATTATTTAGAGAAATTTGCTAATGCAAATGGTGGTTCGGCTGATTTGTTATTAATGCAATTGGCGATGAATTATGGTTATAAGATCGCTTTAGAGAATGTTAAAGATGAAGTTACTAACTTAACTAAAAATCTGTAATATGGAAAAGCTTATAATTTATAAAGATGGAGAAGCTCCTAATACAGGAGGAACTTTTAAAGTAGGATCTATTGATGGAGTTAGTTATGATCAATTATGGAATTTTCTAGGTGAGCCGACTATTGATAGTCCTTCAGGGGATAATAAGACTCAAGTTGAATGGGTTGTTGATTTTAATGGTGAAATATATACTATATATGATTGGAAGACTTATGATCGCCATTATACTGAAAATTCTTTGACTTCCTGGTCGATTGGTGGTAAGAATAGTGGATTTGAATTATCTTGTTATATAGAATCTCAAATTAAGGAATTAGAGTTGCCATTCTGATTCCAAAGTACTACTACTTTTTTCCGGAAATCCAACCTTAGCTCTTATTTAGAATCATTATAAACTTACTTAATTAGTTGCTAGAACCAATATTATTTCGTATATTTAGGTATAATTAAAAATAATAAAGGTTATGAAAGTAAAAGTAAATTTCGAATTTAATTTAGAGGATTTGATAGAAGCTAATAATGATCATATTTTGCTGAAAGGTAGAAGTAATGAGGAAATTATTGAAGAACTTAAGGATCTGTTTAAAGGAAATTTGAATAGAGGATTTAGTAATTATTGTGAAAATATGTTCGTATTAGAATTTGGAGATATATTTAACTATTAAAAAAATAAAGATTATGTATTCAGCAAAAGAAATCGACAGAATGTCAATAGATGAATTAGAAGGATTAGGAAGTTACTTAAGTCCAGAACAAATGTCTAAATGGTCCGGAATGGGATATGATGGAAAAACATTTGTAGAATTAACTAAAGAATAGTTGGTACTTACAATTATATTTCGTATATTAAGGTATTAATAATTAAAAAAACAATAAAGGTTATGAAATTAGTTTACAGTAGTAAAAAAAGAGTTGAAAAAGTAATTTTCAGTAATGGAAAGTCTTTTAATTTATTAGAAGATTATAATTATGATGATGGAGGAGTTATTGTAGGAATATATGATAATAAATCTGTAAAGAAGGATTATACAGATATGGGATTTACTGAAAAGGAAATGATGTTTGAAAATGAAAATGAAGAAGAAATTGGTATAGAAGAAGTTTTCTGTAAATTGGATTTGAAAGATAGTAGTGGAGGTTATAGTGTTTTTTATGATAAAGATATGAACTACTTACTTGAATTATAGTTGGTACTTACAATTATTTTTCTTATATTTAGATATATTAATAATTAAAAAACAATAAAGGTTATGTTAAAATTTAAAGATTCAAAAAAAGAGTTTAGTATTGTCTATCAGTCTGAAGATATGACTGAAAATACTGTTTATGATTATTTGTTGACTGAAAGGGAAGCTGATATGTTAATGGATAATGGAGATGTATTTGTTTTAGATTCTAATACAGATATTGAAGAGTGGGAAGATATGGCAGGAATTTATGAAAAAGAGGAATTTGAAGAATTATCTGAAGATTTTGGAATGTCTAACTATTTTAAATTTGTATAATATGAAGAAGTCAGAAATAATAAAAATATTGGAATTGAATATTGAGATATTAAAGTCTTCAGATATTCCGGAAGAAGTAAGTGTATTTCATACTCTAGATACTGGAGGGTATAGTGGAGATTGTAATGAGATATATGATTTTGATTTAGGTTTATCTTTTGATAAAGATGAAGATATCTTATTTTTAGAATATTCAGGAGACGAAAATCCGGGTACTAGAGGAGTTGTATAATTGAATAATAATTCGTATATTTAGAATATGGAAAAATTAGATCCTCCTGTTGATAAGGAGAAGTATAAAGAGATTCCGAAAGGATTGAGTGATTATGAAAGAAATAAACTTTCTAATATTCCTACTCATTTTACTTTGGAATTGATAAAAGAAGGTAAATATAAAGGATTTGATAAAGTTTCTTACTATAGGGAAAATCTATTAGAAAAAGTTGCTAGATCGAATTAAAGTTCTTATATTTAGATATAATTAAAAAACAATAAAGGTTATGAAAAAAATTGAAATTATCAAAAAAGCTATTATCTCGAATGAAGGAGAGATAGAGAAGCTTAAATCTAAAAGAAGAGAAGTAGAAGAAGCTAGAACTGATGAGCTTTCTAGAATGTATCTAAAATATTTTGGAGAGTGTTTAGTTGATGATGATACGATTGAAGTATCTGATACTTATGTCTACTTTAAAAGATTTGATAGTGACTATAACTACCATAAAGAAATGATGTCTATTTCTGTCCGTCCTAAAAGTTGGAGGGATGAAGAAGCTGATTCTATTGAAACTTCTTTCTATTCTACTTCTACTAATAATGAATTTGAATTGAATAGAATGGTATTGATTGGTAGTGTTGGTAGAGTTATTTTAGATTTTCAGGATGATATTATTGCTGAATATAATTTGATTAGGAAAGGTAAATCTAGAGTTGAGCTTTCTAGATTGAATAAAGAGATTTGGGCTTTAGAGAAGAAAGTAAGAGAAATGAATTCTGAAATTAGTACTATTGAATATGATGCTTTAATGGATCAAATTGATAAGGATGGTATTGAGTTTAAAGTTGATGAAGAGAACTTATATCAACTTCCTGATTTAGATATTCGATTTGATTGGAATGTAAAATACATAAAGAAGATTAAAGTAATTGGTAAAACTAAATCCGGAAAGAGTGCGGATATAGAATTAGTGACTGTTAGAAATTGTTGGGATGAAGAAAAAGGTAAATATGAATTAGAGTCTAGAACTCTTAATTTCCAGAGAGTTAGAATGGATAAGATTTCTCATCTTGTAAGTTGGAATAAAGAAATTATTGTTGATTAGTTTTTATTGTTTTAATTAGAGTGAGGGGGGTTAACCGCCCCCTAAACTTACTTAATTAGTTGGATCCTATTAGTATATTTCGTATATTAAGGTATATTAATTAAACAATAAAGGTTATGACAAAAACAGAATTAAAAAAACAAACTACTAAAAAAGTCCTTAATTATCTTATTGAAGAATTTGATATCTATATGATCGATAGAGAGGCTCAATATTTTGATTTCTATACTGATTATAAAAGTAATAGATATAGACTTCAGATGGATACTAGAGGTTATCATATTACCGGTTTCGATTCGATGAAGCTAGCAGGAGATGGTTGGTCTCAAGAAGATATAGATAGACAGAAGTTTGCTGTAGAATTAGAAGATATAATTAATGAAAGAGTTAGGGAGTTAGTTGCTTCCTAATTCCTTTTTTCGTATATTTAGATATATTAATTAAACAATAAAGGTTATGGTGAATTTGACAAGTAAAGAAATTAAAGGTTATTCTAATAACAAACTAGCGATGAGCGAGACTAACGATTGTTTCGTACGAGCTTTAGCTGCTGGATTTGATATCAATTATAATAAAGCTCATGAGTTAGCTAAAGAGAGGTTTAAAAGACCTGATAAGAAAGGAACTAAAAATTCTCAAATTATAGAGCAAATGGCTTTTATTGAGAAGGATGGTCTAAAGGTAAATGGAGTAATGGCTTCAGTTAAAGTATTGTCCGGTTTAGATATCAAGAATAGATATAAGCTTAAAGGAGAGATAATAGATCGAAAGAAGACTGTTAAGTCTTTCATTAAAGATCATCAGAAAGGAACTTATATCGTTACCGTTAGCAAGCATGCATTTGTTGTTAAAGATGGAAACTTAATCGATAATTTTGGTGAGGAGTTTAGACCAACTAGAAAGGTAGATGGGGCTTACAAGATTAATGTACCGGAAAAGACTATCCAATTATCTCTTTTTAATTAAGGAGATAGTTGCTAGTTACAATTATATTTCATATATTAAGGTATATTAATAATTAAAACAAATAAAGGTTATGACAAAAACAGAATTCTTATCCGGTAAATCATTTTCATTAGATGGAGATTACAGCAAGACTACAACTTATAAGTATAGAGAGGTAGGAACTGAATTAGGAGCTATAGAAAGAGAGTATAGAATGTATAATGATATTAATACTGTACTACTTTCAGACTCTATAATGAATGTAGAGAAGATAGGTAATAAGATGATCCATCTATATACTTTCCTATTAGGTAGAAAGATAGTAGATAAAATCAGGTATGAAGATATGGTCGAATTTATTTCGGCCTAATCTCCTCTGGCGGTAAGCTGGATGTCATGTTGATGTAAGTCTTATAGAACATTGACAGTATTGTTCCCTATAGCGGCGTGAGAGCCGTAGTGAGGGCCATACCTATTTGTATATCTCTCATAGATTTTGTGTATATAGGGATATATATGTATATATTAATTACTATTCTTTTTAATATATTGAATAATCATAGGAATACTAACAGTTAATACTACTAAGTAATGACCTCCATGTAGCTTATCCGGATATAAAAACGCTATAGCTCCTATATATAATTGTAATACTATAATACCAATATACACTAATAACTTTAACTCACTACTCATAACCGTTAATTTTATGTTTATATAATTAATATATGAACTTTTTGTATAAGAAACAAAGAAACCGTGGGAAATTTTTTAGCAAATTTTTCTCTATATAGGGGTTTTATTTAATATGTCAAAGAACTTATAGTATTTAATTTGACCTATACTATTTAGGTTATATATAGACGTACTTATTGTACTGGTAGCTCTAGGGTGCTTTCTTTATACTAAGATATGAACTATTTATAGTTAAAGCAACTATATAGTGCATAAACTAGACCCACATACTTTATTCAGTATCTTTGAGCAAGGAGATGAAGAAATCTATAGAGAGAATAACGTAGAAGAACTTCTTGATAATCCTTATGTTTTAATAGGAATGGTTGTAACAGGAGTAGAAAACTTCTATATGATTGATAAGATGTATACGTTAAGACATGCAGAAGAGTATGGCAGAGTGCGGGAAACAATCAAACTTAAGTACTTTCTTAAATTATTTAAATACCTTGATAGAGTTACACCCGTAGAGATGGATGTTGTATATAGAATAGGTTCAGATTTTGAGTTAGATAGATCCATAGATGCTATTAATGATTTACTAGTTTTCTTTGAAGAAATGGAGCATTATGAGAAATGTGCTAAAATAAAACATTATTCCGATCTTTTAGTTAATAAAAAGTTGGAAACATTGATATAATTTCGTATATTAAAATATAAAACGGTTATATTATACATTATGTTAGATTTCATTATTTATTACGGAGTAATAGGAGTAATCCTTTCAATTTTATTAAACCTTATATTATGGGCAATGCATAGACCTTTATTAGGTGGCATGGAGATTTTTGCTTGTTTTATATTATGGCCTACGGTTTTATCGAGTTTTATAAATACGATGAACGGGGTTGAAGAGGAGATAGAGGAATAAATTAAAATCAAAAGGTTATGTTAACGGATACAATTTCATTTAATAAAGCATTAGAGTTAGAGAGTAAAGGTAAGTTATTTATCTTCGATACAGGAGATGATTTAGATTATCATGAAAGAGCTAAGGAGTGGCAAGATAATTTTCTTCAACTAAGAACCAAAGCCCGTCATGTATCTTCTCAGAATATCGCCCAGCATTTTAACGCTCGTTACCTTATAGAGAAAACAAATAAGATAAACGAGTATACATTTGAGTGGAAATACCTAAGAGGAATTGAAAATACCAGCTCTGATAAGACTATAGAAGATTCTATTGAATATGTATACGCTCTTACTAATAAAGGGTATCCTGATTTAGTTAAGATAGGTATGACACGCAATACACCTGAACATCGAGTGAATCAAATAAACGGTACCGGTACGGTAGATCTATGGGAGGTTAAGTTTGCTTTACCTGTCCGTCCACAATGCGGTATGAAGGTTGAACATCAAGTACATAAATACTTTCAAGATAAGAGATTACACGTAAGACATGAGAATGATAGAGAGATGTTTAAGATCGACATCTTTACTGCTATGGATAAAATTAGAGAGATAGGAGCTATATTTCAAGCTGGACAACCTAAGATGTTTTAAAAACCGCGGTGCAACTTCGCGCGTTTGCGCGGCGAGCTACGCTCTTATTAGTAGACTTGCCCTGCCCTTCCTTTTTTATTTCAACAACATCTCCTTGTTTTATATTTTTACTAGAGCAGAATCCTCCTTTTAATTCTAAAATATGTTCACCATATCCCTTATATAAAGGACAATCATCAAGACTAGAACAGGGAGTACAATTATTGTAAATCTTAGTGATTATACCTTTATTAATAAAAATGATATCTAAAGAAACTATACATTTGTATGTCCAAAAACTATGGATACCTACTGAAGGCATTTTAAATAACATTCCTTTAAATGTAGTGTCAAAATTCTTTCCCGACATACCCTCTGATATAGATTCAGGAGTATTGCAAAAGCCTACATCAAGCTCTGTTTCATTTATAACCACTTTCATACTAATAAATATGAAAAAACTAAAAGAAAAGTTGGTAACTACCGTATTTTTTCTTATATTGTATATATAAATTAAAACGGTTATGAGATATATTAAATTATTATTTTTATTATTTACGCTTTCTATCACATCTTGTTCTAAAGAAGAAGTACGTCCCTCCCTTTGTCCGGATGGTAATTGTGATGGTTCTTTATTTATACCTTTTCCTGTAGATAGTAACGGGTATTATCATGTAGATTTAGATTTTAACGGGGAGTATTTACCTCGATTTGATATCTACATAGAAGGTGATGATGTAGATCCTTTTTACTACTATAACGATATGGGAGTTGTGCAAGCTGCTTTTGAATCTAGTAGTTATTGGGTAATGGATAATGGGGTTGAAGTAGATTTAGTTCAAAATACTACTCTCTATCTTAATAATTCTCCAAGTAATAACGAATATGTTCCTACTAGTCCTTCTAAGAAATGGGGTAAACGAATTGTTGGACCAATTCACCCTCAGTTTATAGGGGATACTATTACAATTAGAGCAGAAATATATTGGGATGGAGGTTCGAATTCAGCTTCTCAATTGTTTGAAGAAAAATTTATTATAGAATAGTTGTTTTTCCGAATTATTTTTATTACCTTAGTAATATTATTAATGTAATTATAAAAAATAATAATTAATATAAATTAATTTAATACATAATATAAATAAATTATATGAGAAATAAAAATTCTATTAGTAAAAAATTAGATAGGCTAGAATCTATACTCCGTAACCTTAACTACTCTATTGGTACTAGTGATAGAACTCTATCTTATAAGCATTTAGATAAAGCTAAGGAACAGTTATCCGACATCAACACATTATTAAATAGAGAAACTCAAGAATAATATGCTAACAGCAGAGCAAATACAGAAAAACTACGAAAAACACCTTAAGATAATTAACCATTATCTAGAAGCTAATAGAGCTATAGAGTGTCATAATATGGTGAAACATATGGAGGATACCTATGTTATGGCTCCTGCTAGTAGTAAGACTTGGTATCACAATGCTTTTGCTGGTGGATATGTAGATCATGTTAATAGAGTAGTAGAATTTGCTATAGCTCAACACAACCTTTACGAAAAAATGGGTGGAACTATAGATTATACTCAAGAGCAATTAGTATTTGCCGCCCTCTTCCATGATTTAGGTAAGATAGGAGATGGAGATCAACCAAATTATATACCTCAGGTTGATAAATGGAGACAGGATAAACTTTCAGAAATGTATACCTACAATCCAGACCTACAGTTTATGCTTATTCCAGATAGATCTTTATTTATTTTACAGAAATTTGGAATAAAGGTAGACCAAAAAGAGTTTTTAGGTATAAGATGTCATGATGGAGTGTTTGATAAAGCTAATGAAGCGTATTTTTTTAGTAATGTTGAATCATCTAGACAAAAAACATCACTTATATCAGTATTACATACTGCAGACTTCTTAGCTTCTAAGGTAGAGTATGATATGTGGAAAGCAAATGGAGGTTCTTCTACTCCTTCAGTGAAGAAAACAAAATCTTCATCAGGAAAAAGAGTAAATTCTTCCCCAGGTCTAACTAATATGTTAAAAAACTTATAATATGAGTATCAATCCTACAACTTTCTTTTTAGTAATCGGAATATTAGTTGGTTTTTCCATAACTTTATCTTATATTATATATAACCTACTTAGAAAAGTAGAACAATACGAGGATATAACTGTAGACCAGACAAAATACCTACAGAATATATCGAATCTTATAGGAGATTCACAAAAGCACCTTAATGATCTAGATAAACGTGGGGTTTTTAAATCAGATGATGAGGTCGGTTATTTTTTTGAACAAATGAACGAAGTACAAAAAGAGCTAAACCGATACATGCTCCCACAAAATTATGGCAAGAAAGAAAGCTAGTAGCAATTACTTTACAAAAGAAACAGAAGAATACATAAAAAGGTACAATAGATCAACTGACCCTGAATATCGAGCTAAGATATTTACCGACCACATTTACTACCCTTTCTACAAATTATCTGAAAATATTATTCACACTTTTAAGTTTTACTATACAGATGTTGAACGTATAGAAGATTTAAAACACGAAGTAGTTTCAATGTTACTTGAAGAAAAAATAATGAAGTTTGACCCAGATCATGGAGCAAAAGCTTATTCCTATTTCGGCACTATTGTTAAAAGGTGGTTAATAAATTATAATAATAAAAATTATAAGAAGTTAAAGCAAATAGGTTCTTTTGACGATATGGAGGAATCATACGAAGGTAGTATGAATGTAATTCTCCCTGGAGGTATCACATTAAGTCAATTTTTAGACATGTGGGTAGAAAGGACTTATGATAGCTTAGATAACCTATTTAGTAAAGATAGTGAAAAGAAAATAGCAGATGCTGTTTTAACAATATTTAAAACTAGAAATGATCTAGATATCTTTAAGAAAAAAGCTCTATACATATACATAAGAGAGATGACTGATTGTGAGACCCCTCATTTAACAAAAGTTATCTCAGTTCTAAAAGACGATTTTTACGGTATCTATTTAAAATACCAAGAAAAAGGTAAAATAGTAATAAAAGATATGTAATCTATTTATTATAAAAAACAATGGATTCGGATAAAGAAATATTTAAAGGTAAAAAGTTATCTGATCTCTTTGAAGAAATTTATAATAATTCAAGAGAAACTAAATCTCAAGTAAAAGGACTGATCGGAGAACTTAAACCTCTTATAGAGAATATAGGAGACGCTACTTTACTAGTTCCTATGATAAAAGAGTACATGGAGATTGGTGTAAAAAACGATGAACATTTAATAAAACTTGCAACAGTAATTCAAAGATTAGAAGCTATTCAAGCAAAAGGAGGAGATGGAGATATGTTTGATTTCTCAGACTTACAAGATTTATTAGAAGAATCAGAAAATACACAAGAAGAATTAAAAGAAGTAGAAGATAAAGAAGATAAAGCAGAGTAATGTCTTATAAAACTACACTAAATAACCTTATTAGTAATAGAGGAGGAGGGAGTAATAACTCTTCATCTTCACGTCCTTCCTCAATATCAGCTAGAGTGGTGGACATAATACTAGATGAATCTCACCCTGAATATAAAAATAAAGGAGGAGGACTAGCTATAAACGGAGTTTTCTACAAGCCTCTAAATAAATCATACGGAGAAACCGTAAGTGCAAGATTACCTTTTGCTTTTCAACCAAACTCTAATATAAAGACAGTACCGGTTATAGGTGAAATAGTAGAAATTATTAACGTTAACACACCGTCTGCTTTAGGTAAGGATAGTAAGGTACGGAAGTATTATAATAGAATAGTAAATATTTGGAATAATCCAAACTCTTCTATACTCCCCGACATAGTTAATAACCCAGATCTAGACTTAACATCGAAAGGAGCTTTTAAAGAATTACCAGATGTTAATCCAATCAAATCAGCACCAGGAGATATTCAAATAGAAGGCAGATACGGCCAATCTCTTCGCTTTACAGGAGGGAAAATTAACGGAACATCTTATATAGACGATTCAAATTTAGGTAAACCTGTAATAATCTTAAGTAATGGTCAAGCAACTTCTGAAGAAGGGTTTACTACTTTAGCAGAAAACATAGATGAAGATAGTTCCTCTATTTATATGACTGCTGATCATCAAATTCCTCTTACACAAGCTAGTGAAAAGAGAGATGCTTACAACGAACAGCCTATAAAAGCAGACCAGTTTAAAGGAAATCAAGTAATTATGAACGGAGGAAGGTTGTTCTTCAATGCTAAAGAAGGTGATATGTTACTTTCTAGTATTAGTTCTATAGGGTTAAATACAGAGGGATCTATAAATATAGATGGATCTTCCTACCTATGTTTAGATGCTCCGATAATGTACTTAGGTAGAAAAGCAAGAACATCCTCAGATAACAATAGGGAAGCAGTTCTTCTAGGTAATCAAACAGAGGCATTTCTAGAAAACCTTCTTAACTTATTAGAAGGTATGGCTAAAGATATGGCAAGAGCTAGGACAACAAAAGGACGTGCAATTCCTGCTATTAATAAAAGAGGTGTACAAGCTCGTCCGGTGATAAGACAGTTAAAAAACTTAATTAACCCAAGTGGACCATCATCTTTGAAATCTAAAAAAGTATTTACAGAATAATGGCTGCTCAATCTCAAATATCACTTTACATAGCAAATAAACTCGGCGGTATTGAAGGAGAGTTAGAATCTAGAATTCAACTAGAAGCCTCTAAAATGTTACGTAAATTCTCAAATCAATGCCCAGCAAATGATGATCTACTAAGTATAGTAAATACTAGAAATAATCTCCTTAGAGGAGTTAACCAATTTCAAAAATCATCAAATAGTTTCGCCTCTTTCGTCAGAAAGTTACGGTCCGCAATAAGAGCAGCAAAAGTAATATTAAGATTCTTACTAAGAAACCCTACCCCAGTAGCAACAGGTATACCACCAAGCGATTACGGTGGATTAGCAACTGCTAAAACTGCTGGACAGTTAACTACTTTAGCTAATAGGTTATATAAGGTTAATAAGTTACTAGAAGAGTTAGAAGGAGATGTAGACGCTATAGAAAGCCTAGTTAGTGGAGTTGCTCCTAGTATGGATAATGTAAGAAATTTACTAGAATCAGTAAACACGAAAGTAGAAGACTGTATCGCCGATCAACCTTCTGGTACAGATGAAATAAATAGACTACTTAAATCCATACAGCCATTAGAAAATACAGGTTCAGAAGGACTTCCTAGTGAAGAGTTTCTACATAAAGGTGCAAACGGAAAAAATTATATATTAGCTATTATAAAAGAACAGGAAGGAGAAGGCCCAGTTCCTAGAAGAACAGCAGTAGCTAAAGATAATATAGGAGTAATTATTTTGAGAGGACAGCCATCCTTTAGTTCTGATACAAAAGTACTCTTAGACGAATTAAAATTTAGGATAGACAACCAACTTCCATAAACTAACTATTTATAATTATGAAACTTGATCAATTAAGAAAAATCATACGAGAAGAAGTAAAATCAGCTGTAAAGGAAGAGTTACAAGAAGTAATGAATGAAGCAGTTAGAATTGCTAGTAAACCTCAAGTAAAAGAAGTAACCTATACAGAGCCAATTAAGGTTAAAAAACCTGTGCCAACTTCTAATAATCCTATCATGGAGATGTTAAATCAAACTAAAGCTTCTATGTCTAGTGAAGAATATAGGAATGTATATTCAGGAACTTCAGATTCGGTAAATAAACCAAACTTTGCCTCTTCAATGGCAGCCAATATGGGAATGACTGAAAACAGAGGCCCAATGCCAGGTTTAGATATATCACAATTTGATTTTGTTAAAAAAGCAGGCGCTGTATATAACAAGTCTGTAGAAAAAGATAAACAAAAAAATAGAGTAAATTAAAATGGCTTTTAATAGTAGACGAATAAATCCTTTAGATCTCCAACCAAGAAAAGCAATTGGAGTCTCCCTTCCTTTATCAGGTAAGGCAGTGTTTAATTCTACTTATCAAACAAAAGATGCTATTAAGACAAACATTATTAATTACTTTCTAACAGGAGTAGGAGAAAGGTATTTGAACCCAAATTTTGGAACTATATTAAGAAACTTAATGTTTGAAAATATAAATCAAGATACAGTAGACAGAGTAAAGAACACTGTACGAAGAGGTCTATCAGAGTACTTTCCCACTGTTAATCCAGTAGATTTTCGAGTTGATGGAGAACCTGACACTAATACAGTTACGTTAACACTAAAGTACTCTATACGGGATACTAATATAGAAGATGAGGTAGTAATTAACTTTCAACAATAATGGCAGAAGTAAGAGATATAAAATACGTAGCTAGAGAATTTTCAGACTATAAACAAGAGTTAATAGAGTTTGCAAAGAACTATTTTCCTGATGCTTATAATGATTTTTCTCCCACCTCTCCTGGTATGATGTTTATAGAAATGGCAGCATACGTAGGGGATATATTATCATTTTATCAAGATACACAACTTCAAGAAACATTCCTACAGTATGCTAAAGACCCTGGTAACTTATACACCATGGCTTATATGATGGGATATAAACCTAAAGTCACTAATGCAGCAGAGGTTGAACTAGAAGTATCACAGACAGTAGAAGCTAACCCAATAACTAATAAACCTAACTGGAATCAAGCATTGGTAGTAGGTGAAAATGCTGTTATAACATCAGACTCATCTGGTAGAGTAAAATTCTTTATAGAAAATAAAATAGATTTTACTTTTTCTAGCTCATACGATCCAACAGAAGTTGTAATAAGTGAAATACAAAACGGAATTCCAACTCTATTTACTTTATCTAAAAAAGTAAAAGCATTTTCTGGAGAAATTAAATCATTAACAGAGACATATACTACAGCAGAGAGGTTTAGTACGATAACAATAGAAGAACCTAATATCATAGGGGTATCAAAAATTTCTGATGATAGTAATGACGAAATATCTACATGGTATGAAGTACCTTTTCTTGGTCAAGATAGTGTTTTTATTGATCAAGCTAATGTTGGAATAGACGCAGATAAAGTACCCAATTCAATACACTTACAGAAAGTACCTAAAAGATTTGTAACAAGATTTAATTCTCAAGGTCATTTAGAAATACAATTTGGAGCAGGTTCTTCCACATTTAACGAAGACACGTTATTTACTCCTGACCCTACAAATGTAGGATTTGATTCTCTAAACCAGGGTATTACATCTCTAGACGAAGCCTACGATCCATCTAACTTTCTATATACTAAGACATATGGATTAGCTCCTTCTAATACAACTTTAACTATAGA